TTGCGCGCTAGGCGGTCGATGAATGCATCGATCACGTCGTCGCTCGTGTGCGCTGTGCTCGCCTTGATCTGCTTGAAGTCGCGCGCGGCTTTCTCGAGCGCGGTCCAGGCGTCGTCTATCGAGACGCCGCCGACATCGCGGATCACGTGGAGCACGTCCTTGATCTCCTTGCGGTACGAGCCATAGGCCATGTCCGAGCGCAGATTCAGGCCAAACTCCTCGCGCATCACGGTGCGCGCCATGACCTCGGTGACGACCTCTTCGATCGCTGCAGCTTGCCCGACGTAAAGCGTCTCGGTGACCGGCCCATAGCCATGCAGCTGCTCGTGGAGCAGCACACGCATCCCGTCGCCGTCCTGGAAGCTGGTGTTGCTGCTGTAGAGCTCGAGCGGGGTCAACGCCTGGAGCTCGGCGCGCGCGGTCGCTGGGTCCGCAGCCCACCGGCGCGAGAATGCCTCGGCGCCCTGATAGACGTCTGGCTTCGCGCCGATCTTGCCGGTCCAGCCGCGCACCGCATCGGCGCCGGGCGCCGACGGCAGCGCCGAGGTGAACACGTCGTCGGCCGCATCACGTCGGGCAAGCTGCCATCGTGCCTCGAACTCCGCGCGCATCCCCGACGACAGCGCGCCGTAATCGCGGTTGATCAGCGCGGAAGTGGCGGTCTCGTCGAGCGGGGGTCCGGCGGCCATCGCATCGAGCCGGGCTTCCTCGGCCGCCGCGGCAAGATCATCCGCGCTCGGCTCGGGATCGATGAGGTCCGGTTCTGCCTCGAGCTCGGCGGCAGCCTCCTCGGTCGCCTGCTCCTCTTCGGCTAGCGCTTCCTCCTCCGCAACCGCAGCTTCCTCTTCGGCCACCTCGACGCCCGCCGGAGCTTCCTCCGCCGCCTGCGGTACCCCGTTGCCCCGCTCCGCCACAGGGCCGCGTGCCGGCCGCACGCGCGTCGACAGGCAGCATCGGCAGCTGCACGTCTCCTCGCCACTGGCCTCTGGATCGCCGGGGTATCGCAGCTCGCCGCCGATGCCCGAGACGAACAGCTCGCCCCAGCCGCGCGTCTGGCCCTGCATCATCACATGGAACACCCGCTCGTTTTTCTTCCTCTTGGCGCCCGGCGAGTGGTTCCACGTCCGTTCGAGCTGCTCGGCCTGCAGGTCGCCGTTCTGGATCGCCTGTCGGTACAGCTCCTCGCTGCCCTGGTGCGCGACGCGCAGGCCTTCGGTGCGGGCGATGTTCTCGGCCCGGTACGCGACGAAGTTGGCCCGGTAACGCTCGACGGCGTTATCGATCTGCGCCTCGGTGAGTGCGGTCCGGTTTCGCATCGCGGCGGCGATCGTCTTGTCGCTGTGGCCGCTCGACAGTTCGCGATCAAGAGCCGCTGCGAGCTGACCGCGCTGCAGCTCAGCGCGGTAGTTCTCGACGATCCGCTCCTGGCCGTCGGTGATCCCGATCGAGTCGCGGATGCGGCGCGCCGTGTCGCGCGGGCTCACCCCGGAGCGCGCGCCGTCGACCAGGTACTGCCGGATCGCGTCGCGCTGCTCGTTGGTGATCTCGCGGATCTTGTCGAGCCGGTTCCTCTCTGCCCACTGCACGGCGCCCGGGTCCGCGGCGTCGAACACGGAGAGCTTTTTGCGCACCGGGTTCAGCTCGCCGTGGAGCCACTTCGCGGTCGCCTGCCCCGCAGCGGTGTACGCGGCGAGCTCGGCCGCAGCGAACGCGGCGGCGGCCCGGTCAAGCCCGGCGATCGTGTCATGGTAGTCGCTAACCGCGAGCCGCGCGGCGATGGCGTCGACGCTGTTCTCCGCGCGCAGGTGCGCCAGCATCAGCAACCAGGCGCGCGCGATGCGCGCCGAGGTCGCCGTCACCAACGCGTCCATGCGCTCGACGTCCATGGGTCACCGGCACTGGCAGGTGTAGACCGCGCGCGCGGCGTCGGTCGTGACGGCGAACTTGCCGGCATCGTCGTTGACGATCGTTGATGTCCGGCCGTCGATCGTGATGCGGTCGCCCGGCGCCGGGATGGCGCCACCGGCGATCGATGAGCCGTACAACTTCACCACGCGGGTGACGTTCGTGATCAGCGTGTTAGCGATCTGGTACGACGTGAGCCGGGGCACGAAGCCCTGCGCGGCGTGGTCGACGGTCGTCGCAGCCGTCGCCGCGGTCGGGTGCAGCGGGTCGCGCGCGCCAGGCGTGACCTTGGTGAGCACCGCGGGCAAACTCATGCCGGCGTCGACCAGCGCCGTCCCGACGATCTCGGCGAGTTCGCCATCAAGGAACCCCACGGCTACTCCGGCCCCACGAGGTTGAGCTGCCGGCACCGCCGGAACGCGCTCGAGGTGTTGCCGGCGCCGCTGATCCCGCCATCGAAGTCGTCGCTCGGCGAGGCCAGAAACTTGCCGACCAGCTGCAGCACGACGTAGGGCAGCGTGCTCGCGGTGCCCCGCGCGGCCGAGGTCGGCGCGAAGAACTCCACCTCGGGCGCCCCGCCGCCTCCCGCTCGCTTCAGGTTGCTGCCCTGGTCGGCCTGCGACACGAGCCCGGGCTTCGCGGCGATCAACACGGCAAGCTCGTAGGTCGCCTCGGTGATCTCGACCGGCACGGTGAGCGGGTCGATCTCGACGCCATTGACGATCACCCCGGACCGCGGCCACTGCAGCGTCGTCGGCTGGCCGTCCAGCAGGTGTGTGGCGGTGCCGTCCCACGGCAGGCGGTCCAGGTAGCGGGTCGCGGTGACCAGCGTCTTGGTGGCGTCGGCGTCGCTGAGTGCTAGCCATGCGGTGGCCTGTGGGCTGTACATGCCGCCGACGTAGATGCGTGCGTTTTCGAGGTCTGCCATGGTGCTCCTCAGGTAGGCTCGTCGTAGAAGTCGAGGGGCGGCGCGGCGCCGCCGTAGGTGGGGATCGAGACCGGCGGGATGCCTGTGGTCGCCGACCAGTGCACCGGCGGAGCAGCCGCAGCGCGAACCAGCGCCCGCGCCGAGCTCACCGTGGCGGTCCAGACGACCGCGGGTCCGTTCGCTGGATGTTGCCCGACTGCCGACTTGGCGCCGCTGGGCGCCGCGGACCACGCGATCGTCTGCGCCGTCGCCGCTACGATACGCGTCCGTAGCCCGACCGGCGCCGCGCTCCATGGCACCGAGGTCGCGTTGGCCGCCACGAGATGGAGTCCATGCGGGGTCGCCGACCAGTGCACCGCAGGGGCGATCGCGCCGGAGAGCACCGCCTTGATGCCAGTCACGCTCGGCACGGACCAGGCGACGGCTGTTCCACTTGCCGCCGCGCGCCGCTGCCCCAACGCAGCCGCGATCCAGGCTACGGCCGGCGGAGCCGCCGCGCTGAGCCGGGCCCGCAGCCCCGTCACGGCCGACGTGGACCAGGTGATTGCTGGCGCGGTCGCCGTGGCGAGCCGCGATCGGACGCCTGTGACGCTCGCCGACCAATGCGCGGCCGGGCCCGCGGCGGCGGAAACGAACGTCCGGGCACCCACTGGCGCCGCCGCCCAATGCGCTGCCGCCGGGGTCCCGTTCCCGCTGCGCGCCGGCTCCAGCGCAGTCATCCAGGTCTGGGCTCCCTGGCTCGGGCTGTGCGTCCAGGTGACGTTATAGCTGCCGGCGACGTCGACGATCTTCACCGCGCGCGCGGCCTGGACCTCGCCGAACTGGTTGTTGATCAGGTAGCTGTCGATGACAACGAACCCGTTGTTCGGGACCGCGGTATACGGCGTGCCCACGCCGCCGGTGAACGGAGGAACGACCGGAGACGACCCCCACCAGTCGGCGATAAGCATTGCCGCGCCATCGGTGACGACCGTCCCGCTCGTGATGGTGGTACTGCCGCCTGCGTTCGCGACGTTGGTGTTGATCGTCTTCGCTCGCGCGCCGCCGATGCACTCCGTGGCGAACGAGGTGTTTTCGTCGTTCGTCGCGACAGGGCCGCTGAACGTCTGCCCGGTCCCGCCGGTCATCACGTTGGGCGTGATGCCGACCTGAGTCCCATATCCGGCGAAGTCGGGGTAGTCGACGACGGTCGCGAGCTTGCGGATACCGGCGACGTTGAGGCTGTCCGTCCACGTCGAGCCGACCTCGGACGAATGCCCACCAACGGCGATGAGCACGATCGATCCGCTCGCATGGGTGTTGAGCGCGATCGACCACGCGCGATTCGCGAACCCGAAGCGTTGGAAGTCGAAGCCGTGCACGCCGAGGGCGATCGTCCCCGTCTTAGCGCCTGATGCCCCAGAGATCCATGCGACCGCGGCCGGCGCGCCGGCTTGGATGCGCGCTCGGATCGATCCAGGCGCCGCAGACCAAACGACGGCCGGCGCGGTCGCCGTGCCAAACAGCCCGTTCTTCGACCCGGACGCCGCCGAGCTCCAATGCACCGCCGCACCTGTGGCGGTCGTGGCGCGGAGTCCTTTCGCCGATGCGGTCCACGCTACGGCAGGGCCGGTGGCAGTGCCGCCCTGCACGCCGTCGTCGATGTTCCCGATCGTGCCGCTCCACACAAACGTGTTGCTCGATGTGAACTGTCCGACGCCGAGCGTCGTCGCGGTGAAGTACGTGCCGCTCGTCGTGAACGTCGTCGTTCCGTTGCCCGTCGTCGCGCCGCTGATCACGAGGCTCGAGGCGTTGGTGCCCGCGGCGAGGTTGACCTTGATGGTGAGCGCCTGGCTTGCTGACCAGGTCAGCGCCGATGACTGCGCGACCAGCGTGCCCGATCCCGAGCCGTTGTACAGCTCGACGCGGCGGGCGTTCATGTACAGGCCGCCGTTGTCGTTCGTGGCGAGGAGCGCCTCGAACCCGTTGAACGCGCCGTTGGTGCTGATCAGCGACGGCGTCGCCACGAAGCGATACGCCGGGCCGGTGTTCAACACGGTGATCGGGAAGTTCCCGCTCGTGAAGATGCTCGGCGTGGCCGTGACGGTGAGCAGCGTCGTCGGCACGGCTACTCCTTGGGCTAGGTCTCGCTGGCGGCGTTGGTCAGCGTGATCGTGTAGCTCTCACCGTTCGCCAGCGTGATCGCGCCGGACTCCGCCGCGGTCCAGATCAGCGGCTTCACCGGCGTGGTTTGCGAGTCGTTGTAGAGCACGCCATGGGTGAACGGCCCGATGCTGCCTCCGCTCGCCGTGAACACGAGGTTCGCCGCGGCGAGCGTCGCGGTCCCGCCACTCTTGGTCCACGTCAGCGAGGTCAGCGCGGTTCCGCCGGCCGTGTAGCCATTGCCCGCGGAGATCTCGGTGATGTCCGCCTTCACCTGCCCCGTAGTCGTGTTCGGGGCGGTGTTGCTGAGCATGATCTTCAGCGTGTGGGTCTGGAAAGCGTGGAAGCCCTTTCCGATGTCGAGCTTGTACTGGTCGAAGTATGCGGGTGTTCCAAGGCTCATGCTCGCAGCGTCTATTGTTGTTTTCGTCGGGGCGATTCAGCGGATCGACCCGCGGCGCCGCGCACGGCATCGTCAGCACATGCCTCACATCAGGATGCTCATCCTCACCGTCGAAGCCCCGACGCTGACCACGTTCACCGACGGCGCCGCGACGGTCACCGTAACGACCGACGCTGATACCGGCGTGCCCACCGCCGTGTCGATCGACGCCGACGCGCTCGCGCTGATCAGCGAGCACGACAACGTGCGCGCGTGGGCAGCACAGATCGCCGGCGGCACCCGGCAGGTGAACACGATCGGCGGATTCCCTGGGATGCAAGCGAACGCCGCGGGCTGAGCGCCGCAGCGAGCGTCAGGGGTTCGATGTAGGGTGCGGGCTCGGCTTTGCGCCGCGCCCCGGCTTCGTCGGCTGTGCGCCTAGATCGTCGACCTTTTCCCCGAGCTTCGGATCAGGCGGCCCTCCAAGCAGCCCCATCATTGCCGCGTCGGGCTCCGGCGGTGCCGGTAGCCGCATCCGCTTGCGCAGCACGGGCAGCGCCGGATCGTCAGGCTGCAGCGCGGCCGTGGCGAGCAGCGACAGCGCCCGGCACGTCTCGGCCACAGCATCGGTGCTGATCGGCTCGGCGACCAAAATCGGCGTGCATGTCTCGGGATCGAGGCCGTTGAGCGCGACGAGCACGCGCGCAAGGTCGTTGGTCGCGAACCCGGCGATCTCGGTGAGCGTGGTCTGAAGCATCAGCGCGTGCGCGTCGAGCTTGCTCTGGTGCATCCCGAAGCTGCCGGCGCTGTCGTTGCCGCCGACCATCGCGTGCTCGATTCCGAGGACGCGCGCGATCTCGAGTTGGACGCGACCGATCGCGCTGGCCACCTCGGCCACACCGTTGCTGTCGCCCTTGAGGAGTTCGATGCCCCACTTCCTGAGCTGGGAAATCTGCGATCCGTCGGCGTTCGCGTACGGGCTCGAGTCGAGGAGTTGCCATTGCAACTTCTCGGGCGTCTTGACCAACCCCTGCAAAAACTCGGTGAAGTTCCGTAGCCGCTTCGCGACGAACGCGTCCACCTTCGCACCATCGTCGGGGCCTGGGTGTGCCTGAGTCGCCACCGCCTTGAGGTCCGCGATCGGAGCGCTGCCGATCGCGGTGCCCCGTAGGTCGGTCTCGTACGCGATCCCCTCGAGGCCCTCGAGCACTCCGAGCCTGCGCACGAGCTCCATGACGTGGCGTAGGAGGCCGACTCCATCCGGGCT